ATGCGCCTGAGCGTGCGCCGGCTGACGCTTGTAGCGCCAGCCAGCATGTGGTAGTATGCCCCGAGGACGGGAATGTTGCCGTAAAGCGACAGCCCGCCGAGCCCAGTGGCTGCAAGCACCTCGCGGTACGTCAATGACGCATCCACGACCCAGGCGTGGTCCTGGGTGATGGCCTTCACGGGATTGCGCACCATGGTGGGGGGCACAGTGCCAACATAGCGGCACTGGCAGAACTCCACCCGAGCTTTGGTGTCAACCGGCTCCTCCGTAGTCAGCCGGAACCCGCGTTTCGCCATCCATTCCTGGATCCCGCCCAGATATCTGGGGACATCAGCGCGCTCCATAAAAGCGACTGAGTCATCGCCATCGACCACCGCTTTGATCCTGATGCCCTGCTCGTGAGCATAAGCCCACAGCAGCGCAGCGGAGATGAGGCAGTTGCCGAGGGCGGTGTTCATGTCCCCAGACATGCGCCCCCCCGTGACCTGATACTTCACCTTGCCATCACGCACATTGGCGTAGCAGGTCGTTTCAAGTTGCCAACTGAGCAACCGCTGCAAGGTGCTATCGCCGCCGTAGCAGCCCAGGTAAAACCCGTGCTCATATTGCAGCGCCTCGCGCGAGATGTGCTGGTCGAACTTCTTGAAATCCTGCCCGATAGCGACAGTGTCCCCGAAGGAATCAAAGTGGCTATCCACGATGCAAGCTCGCCGCTCGGGCGTGTAGCCCTTCATAATTGTTGGCGCCCCAAAAACCCCATCGACCGCCTTGTACAGCCCATGCTCAATGGGGCAGATGTACTTCCCCACCTCCAGGTTGTACCTTGGGTGCCGGGCGCTAATCAAGCGCCCTGCCTTGAGCTCGCACCACTTCTCCGCCTTCAGGAACACGCTCGGGTAGGAATCTGCCCTCACCACTGGCTTGGACTCGAGGCTGAGGGCAGCCGCGGCGTACCTCCTCGCTTTCTGACCCCCATACTGTCCCACGAATTGCTCCGTGGTGAAGGGGAGTGAGTGAGGTGGCATGCCGCGAACGACCCTGCGCCTGAAGACCTGCAGCGCGCCCTCGAATGCCTCTGGCTCCGGCAGCAATGTCTGCTGCCACGTGCCGTCAATGACACTGCCGAGGACGCGCTCGTGCACCGATTGGACCACATTGCCGACGTCATTATCGTGGACCATCATGGGACCACGCGAGGGCAAGTCACTCAGTGTGACGATAGTGCGAGATGTCTTGTTTTTGTACCCGGTAGTAGTGACACTCACCTGCGGCATGTCCGCCAAGAGGGCGCGCCAATTGGGTGCACCCTCAGCCGCCGGTGCTACCACCAGGCACCCCTAGCCAAAGCCAGGGGGCGTTTCTCTGGGCTCCCTTGGGCCCAACCCCACGAGTCTGAGTGGCCACCGCGCCACTTTCCTCCACAAGGCGGAGCCGGTCGACCGCAGCATGGCCTCATCAGCCATCTGCTCTGCCTCCTGCTCGGCCCTGCTGGGG